ACAGTTGTCGTTGGAAACCCCATCAGAAATCTGAGATTGATCATAGATCAGATATTTCAGGGACTTCACAATTTGTTTTTCGACAAGGAAGTTGAGAAGATTGAACCTGGGATCACAGAGGTTACAACAGAAGCGAAGGAACCACATGGGTATTTACAAAAGGGGAACAAGAAGCAAATGTGTGACGCAGAGCCTTATGAAATTGAACACGCGTATGGTCTAGTGTATGATTACGAAGAAGAAAAGGTTGCCCCTTCATTTAATGGTCCGCAATTCCAATTGTACTTAGAGAGAGCTACAGAATTGTGTGATGACGATCCCGAATGTAAGTATTTCAACTTGTGGACAGATGGGGGGATCACAAAATATAAAGAGGGACAGTGTGAAAACTTGAAGGATACGATCAACAGCACACTCACTTATGAAAAGATTCCTTTACCACCAAAATTAGGAACAGAATGTGAAGATAAAGGATATAAGAAATACGATTGGTATGATTTCAAGAAGGGGAAGGTGGCATTAACAGAAGGTTCGGGACAAGCAATCTCTGTATGGGATGAATATGGCAAATGTGTGAGAGTTTCGTGTAAAGATGAAAATAAAGAACTCAATGGTTTGAGAAAATGTGTTCCTTCGACGATAGAACAACTCTCACCTGAAGAACAGATGGCACGACTTAGAGCTGTTAGGGAAATACAAAATGCTGTCGATCAAGTACAGGACATGCATAACAATGAGAAAGATCTTTACGATGAATGTATGGGAGTGCGGCAAGAGGCTATGCAACAACAAAGAGAAATGGATTGGAGAGGATACACGATAGAAGGTAGTTGGGAAGGAGCTGTAACATGTCGGGACGCGGCTAAGGAGGTTAACGCAATTCAAAATCCAGGCTATTCACGAAATGATGGATCCGGATTCGCTGATGACTGGATCCATGGTGGAGATGCGGCCGCCGGTCACTGGTGATATTTTTCTTCAATTATATTAACGATCACAATGGGTGCATTGGAGATTTATATTAAGATATTCATGCAGAAATTGTGGAATATCTTATGGCCCCTCTTCGAAAATAAGGAGGAAACCAAGAAAATTATGCTAAAACAAGAAAGTGACAACGTCGAAAAGGTATTGACTGAACAGGGTGTCACAAGTGTTCCGGATGGATATTCACTGAAACTTCAGGGGAAATACATGTGCGATGGAGAACCATTAGAAAGTGGTGGACCTTTAAGTATCCTCGACGAATTCGACGATCAAAAGTCGTCTATGAACGTTGGTGATGATCAATTCATGTTGATGCTTGACAGGGGGAGAAGAAAATGCAATAAAGCGGAGGACTGTAAATTTATAAGTATCTGGAAAGATGGGTCATACAGTATGTATGATTCTCTAAATTGTTCTGGTTCGAAGGATGGACTGAATACTTCAGTCACTTTAGAAAATCTTCACCAATTCAGTGGTGGTCGTGTGGTAGTAGACGAGGAATCTGGACAGACAGAAATTCAATTACCACCTCCAGCTCCATCACCTCCACCTCCACCACCCCCTCTACCCGTGATCGACTCACGGGAAAAATGCACCGACTATATAGAAAATACTCTCAAACCATACGATTCGGGAAAAACGTATGCTGGGCTTTCTCTGAGTAATAAAACAAACTATTGCACGTCTATGGTGAACAGGCCTGGAATAGTAAGGGGCTGTCAACAGAGAATATGTGGATTTTCAACAGGGACGAGGGCCGGAACCGTCTTAGGTGGATTTCCTCCGGGGTGGCAAGAATACGACAATGGTAATGGTGTGAAGTATTACATGAATTCCTACACCGGTGAATCGACATGGGAAAAACCACCAAGAAACATCGCTGACGGAAATGATTTCTTTGAAATGAAGCACTTTTGCCCGGATGCATGTATTAACCTAGTAGGTAACGAAGTGCCCAAATCTCAATCCAGATCTGGCAGCATTTTAGATGCCATTGGCGAAGTTTATCAGGTTCCGGATACACTATCTGGAAATCCATGGATGCCTGTGAATAGTATTTTCAATCAGTTACCAGATATCACAGAGGATGATTGTCTTAGTGTAAATGCCAACGGAAATTGGAAACCAAGTAAGGGAACCTGGTTTAATGTATACGGTTCACCGGAAGAGGCTTGTGCAGAAAATCCCGATCTACCAGGGTATGGTGTATTACGGGAAAAGAACATCATAGGCTTGACTGATAATAAGAAAGCGTGTCATGTCGAGTATCGTTCTTCTGGTTCTTCGTGTAACCGGGATTGTAAACTTAGATTTATTAAAACAGAAGCCAGAGCAGCTGGTCAGCATAACAGATACAAGGCTAGAATAGCATCATGGGACGAACTACGAGAAAAGTCTGGTGGTAATCTGAGTGACTTCGGAGACGACTTTGCAGACCTCATCGAAACTGATCTCAGAAAAGATTGGGAAATTGGTCGTAAGAAAGGTGTGAAATGGGGTATAGACGAGCGACCAGGAAGTGGTCATATCAATCAAGACGTAACAAATCATTACGTATATTATACTACTCTTAATGCACCTTATGGTTATAAAATTTGGGCAGAATATGTCGATATAGAGGCACCAAAATTAGGGAATGGGGAATGCTCCATCGAAACATCTGGGTGGTACAGGACCGCGAAGATACCAATCACAGAGAAGGAAAGTGATGACATGTATAGTCTCAAAAATGAATATAATTTTGGTTCGAGAGTAAAAGTGAAATTAGTCAATGAAGAAAAGCCAGATGAGGTTCTCATCATAGACGACCCAGAGTCGGGATATTTTACCGAAGTCTACTCCAAAACAGATAAGAATTATTATGGACGGTTTCCCACCGGCCAAAGGAATTGGGAATGGAATGGTCCCATCACGTTAGGTTAAATCTTCATGACCGATGACCTTAATAGGTTTCTTGAATATCATAACGAGTAACATAGTCACACTCATTATGAAATTCACATAACTCATCACGAGGATTTCACGTGTGCTCTCCTCACACATTTGCTTTGTCTGGAAATAATTGTAAAACATTGTCACAGAGGACGAAAGAACATATAGGAAATAATTCATATCTTGATAAAAATCTAAAACTCTAAACTTCTTCACTCAACATACTGTGGAAGTGTTCACAGAAGTTCTGTAACTTGGGGAGGATGTTGTCCCTCCATGCCTCATCGTTCTTCTCGATAAGATACGCCTTCCTTTCTGAATCATATTGTTCAATGAGCCTACAATACTTGATGTCCTTGAGCATCTGAAGATACGTCTGACACTGGACATTTTCATAATCCCTTACCGTGTTGAATAAACGCTTAGTTCGGTTCTTAATCTCCACGAGAGTCTTGGAACCATCCTCATTTATCTGAATGCGATCAACCCGCCCAACAATTTGATACCGCGTCCCCTCGATGGTGCAAATGTTATATTCGTAGAATGTGTCATCCTTCACAAGATTAGCTGTATCAGCATCAGCAGTCTTGTCCTCATTCTGAGTCCCATGGTTCGTCCTCAATGTCTTACTGATGTAATCCTTTGTCGCGACCATCTCCATCGGATTGAGACCAGAGTGTTCAATCTTCTGATACAACGCGCGGACCTTCTGACTCACATCAGTGCTGCCAGTCGACTTGAAATTCACGGCGTCATTGAGAATTGTCTTCGTTGCTTGATTCGAATTGATAATACGAAGGGCTTCCTCATCCTTCGTAGAGCCCTCAAAAGTAGAAGGACTATACTTCTTCCAAAGTTCTTCGACAAGTTCCGGTTGCTTCTTGAAGCCAATACCAATGGCTGAGGAAACAGAAGAAGCCCCGATAATGACTTTCGGGACTCCAATAGGTTTCAGCTTTCTCTCATGTCCAATCAGGTGCGGGTATACACGACCACAAGCAATGGAATCTGCGAGTGAATTGTGAGCATTCTGGAAATCTTCACCGAAAATGTCCTTGTAAAGATCAGTCAACTTGATAGATTTCATGAAACGCTCTTTGTAAAGCTCCAACGTGCATCCAAAACTGATGTCATCGATCAGTTTCATGTTCAGATCATGACGAATTATCTCCGAACGAAGAACATTCAAGTCAAAATTGAGATTGTGGGCAATCAATGTCTTGGTTCTTGGTCCGATGAACTTGATGAATTTGAGGAAAACTTCAGTGAAAGGCTGACCTTCTCGTATAGCCTTCTCCTTAGTGATGCCGTGAACCTCAATCGACTTTTCACTGATTTCAAAGTTATCGGGGTAGACGATCGCATCGAACGTATCCATTAAACGACCACGACTTGAAAAACGAGCTGCCGATAACGAAACAGCCCTACAGGTATCATAGTTGCTCAGATGTTCCCGAGCATCGGAATTGCGACGACCCACGGGAAGACCCGAGGTCTCGAAGTCAAATGCGATGTATTGCATAGGATCTTATAAAATTAAAATGTATTAAAACTTTATACAACTTAAGTATTCAATGTGCTTTAATTTGAACTTCTTCCGAAAATATAAAGAACGTATTATTCCCGGTCTTTCCCCTGTTCAGAGTTTTGAGAGCCTCGAATCTGTCTTAATTCACCCCGAGAACCCATGAATTTACACTGCATCACACATTTACATAAATCCTGGGTTGGCTAAGTAATCCCTCCTTCCATATTAAAATATACACCTTTATTAAAATGACAGGTATTGTTGTCGGTCTCCTTGCACTTTGCTGCTGTTCCTCTTCAGCTGGGGCTGGTGGCTTCTTTGGTGGTCTCATCCCAGGAACCGACCCACACTTCGTGAAAACAACAAAGCTCGATAAAGTTAAGTTACATTTAACTTCGATGCCGGACGGTCTGGAAATGACTGAAGATGAAACATTTGAAACATGGGGTTCCCCGGGATATTGCCAAGATTATAAAACATATTACGAACTTAAGGGACAATACCAAAACCGTGGTTTAACTATGAGATCCAGGACAGATGACTATGAAAAAGCTTACCTAACAAAAGACGAACGTAATAGAATGCTCGAATCTAACCCTATATGTAGAGGCTATGACGATAATCTTAATTCAGAGGGTAAGTGGGGTGTAGATGAACTTTGAGAATAGTGTTCTAAGGCTTCTCTCTCACTGACCACTTACCATTGAGTAGAGCTGTGCGACGTTCCCAATCTGTGATGCGCATTGTTTTGGTGGGGGGTGTCACGAGAGCACCCTCATTAACGACTCTACATTTACACCCAGAGACATTACAGGCATGATTTAACTCAAAACGGGATGCAAACTGAACATAAGATGACATGTTCATTTCGGCGTCTAGAAGAGTCTTGAACCTGAAGGCATCTTCAAAGTTGGTGAAAGCCACAATGTAGTTTACTGGAATGGCTTCGTCATTCAACTGACGAACCGAGTAAATACCCTCCTCGGCGTCAGGCTTATGGAAAGTTAAAACGTGAAACATTCCATTCATCTTGACTTTATCAAGGGGTTTACTGTTATTGTTGTCGATGGTATAGTAACTCTTACATACTTTGGATACGTTACGCTTTCTGTATGTAGGAGATACGCGTGGGATGGTAGATCGAAGTGCAAACATTTTTATTAATACATCAAATTTCACTATCACTTAGGTGTGATCCACACACAATCTTGAACTCTATCGTTTCCGGGGAAAATACCACCCGCTGTTGACTCACAGCTCTCCCGACTTCCTCTCCTAAAACAGAATCGAACACCCCCACCCGCACAACTACCTGTGACACAGTTTAATTTTGTGTCATAATAATCGTAATTCAAATCTATCCACTGCGCATTTGCCTGACAACGTGCGTCTGGATCACGTGTAAAGTCTGGGTCGTGGTAAGGATCGCCAAAATCTTTCCAACACCTATCATCTTTTGATTCATACCCCTCTAAACATTCACCAGAAGCATGACATTCACCACAAGTATCCATGTAAGCTACATTCCCCGCAGCTATGTGTGAATAATGTGCTGGATCACACAGAGTGTCTGTGGGCTCACACACCTTTTCTTCTATGAGACTTTTTAGACTTTCATCTACCGTTATAACCTCACCATCGTCACCTTCTACCGTTATGTTTTCATGCACTGTAGGTGTCAGTGAACCACTCCATACTTCTGGTTCTGATCCTGATTTTTTCGTCATTTGCATTGCACCTGATGCAGCACTGCCTGATATCATACAAGCAAATCCAAGAACTATAGGAACTACTGTCATCTGTAATAGATGAGTATTTTTTTTTACTGGTGCGTCTCTGTGATGATATAATCTGGATACATTTCTCGCATCATCCGCCGCTGTCTGTGAAAAACCTCCATTTTGTCATTTACAGTCATAGATTCAGTGACAAAATCGATCACCTTATCATCATGAGAAACATTCATCTGCATAGTGTATCCCCAATATTGAAGGGGAACGACAGCAACTGCGTTGAGATGGCGCTGGATGGTGCTGATGCGAGAAGTAACTCTAGCGGCGGACATATTCTTGCACTTTTCCTACACTCCAAACGAGACTCAAGATTGCACAAGTGTGCTTGAAAGCCTCCTTAGGAGAGTTCATTTGTTGTATTTTTACAAAGTTGGGAGTTCACTTAGGTCCTCAAACGTAATTGTCTATTATTAGTAGGAAACATTTTGGCTTTTATGTTCCTGGCTACATTATTCAAATTCTGGGGTTGATTTTTACGTTGCAAGATCTTGTTCAAAACGTTTCGGATTTTAGGTTTCTGTCTCGAATTGAAACGATTCTGATATCGATTGATCTTATTCAACAAGCCTTTGACTGCCTCATTGTTAACATTTTCTCCACTAAGGAAAAGATTGAAGTCTTGCATCTTTGGAACATTTACATTTACATTTACCTTTGGTTTGTTAGGTGTGCGACTGTTACTTTTTACATTCACAGGCGTGCCACGGCTGTTGTTTACATTCATAGGCGCACTGGATGTGTTGTTTCGTTTACGGATGGCTGCTCTCTGCGCTCGTGCATTTGCCTGTGCTCCCCTTTTTAAATTTAATCCTCTTCTTTGAGCCAAAGCATTTTCTCTTTCATTTTTTTGACGCTGTTCCCTCGTCGCTTTTGCCTTTTCCAATCGCTCACTTTTGGTCTTACTCGTTTTCAACAACTCCTTTTTTCTCTTTTCTTGTTGTTGTCTAGCCTTCTTTTTTCTTGAAGATTCAACACAACCCCCCTCACCGATAACTTCTCCCCATGAAAGAACACCCTTGTCAGCTGGGTCGAGTAGGCCAACGTTATGGAAAACCGAGTATCTTTTTAAACAAGTGGGGACGCTTCCAATGTGATAATCTATCACTACACATGCACCTTCCTTTTCAAGTAGGCTACATAAATTTTTACCTGGGTTTGGGTCGAATAACCCTGTTACATTTATGGGTTTATTTGATGTCATCTGAATCATGATGTCACGTGACACATTCTCAAATTCATTAATTAAAGTCCTAGAAGGTTGACTACCTAATAAATTGGTGATGAAAAACAAAAAATGAGCGACTCTCAACTGAACCGGTATAGTCGATCGTTTATTTGTCTTAGATAATGTATTCACAATTGATTTATTATACTTACCAACCTTTCTGTACATATCCACCCCGAGAAGTTTCACCAAAAATTTATGCTGTTTCTGAGATGAGGGAGTATTAGTATTGTTTATACCATCACGGGTTCTAGTCCTAGATTCCATGTATGGTGAACTATTGTTTTTTGGCCAAATATTTTTGAATACATTTGTAGCCCGTGAATCTGTAAAGTCGTGGAAAGAGTCTAAAATAGCTAGGAAATGTTCAATGACCCGTGTATTTCCACCGGGATAGTTGAAAACCCAGAACAAAATCACCAACACTTTTTCATTGACAGATAATCCGTGAAAGTCTGTCCCCACTACCCTCTTTTTCCCATCGGTGTTAGTTTTACTTCCGACTTCACGCGTATCTAAGAACCACGCGAACAAAGGACCACTCGTGATCACAGGCCGGCCACCTGGTGTGATAAGTTCTTGTGTGCGATTAGAATGAGCATTCATGGGAGTTCTAGTCTCAGGGATTGTGTATCCTTTTGCAGTTAACATAGACTTGATTATCTTTCGTATAGTGGGAACCACATTTGTGATCGGTAGATTATAATAGCTCTTCGTTCCAGTTTGATACACTGTTGGAATGCCGCGGACAATAGAAGCCAGTGCTGCGACACGGTCAGCAGTGAGAAAGTAGGCCCTGCCATACACTTTGCTATTGCTATTGCTATCACGGAACGCTGTCGAATAAGTTTCTTCAAGTGAAATTCCGTCGGTATGCACAGCTTCCATCACATGGTAATTATTAGGTCGAGCTAGATATAGAGAGTTATCTTTGGTTACTTTATTCACCATCAAGAACTGTATGTAATCAAGTAACCGCTTGAACTCAATAGGACTTCCACGCACGTTTACATTTGTTCTGAGAGATAAGTCACCGAGTATACGCGCTAGTTCAGCTACTGATGGAGCCTCGTCCACTTTACTTCCTTTTCCAATTTTGGCCATCACATATCCTGTATTTCCCCTGGGGTAGAGAATTCCCGTTTTCCCTTCACTACCCATTCGCACAATGTTTCTATCCCCTGCCGATTTTAGAGTAATGCCACCCGCCTCACCGGTTATCAAATTAGAAATGGTTTTTCGTTTATTCAATCCCCAATCACTCTTGACCAGTAAAGAAGGATGCATGACCCCTGTCGCTTGTGACAATGTATGAGTTGCCAATGGACTCTTATATGTTACATCATTGTCAAAATTAAATCCTTGTCCAGTTTTTTTCACAATGACGAAAAATGGCTTCTCTGAACAAGACATTATACTGTATTCAAAGATTTATTTCGTCGTTTCAGCACATTTTGATTCAATGTTTTATATAGTAACACACTAGTGCCACTCTTTATTTTTCCAATGTTTCTCAAATATCTAGATATAAGGGTAGCAAACTGCTGTTGAATTTTGAAATCAACGATACCACTCATAGATCCAACTTGCTCGTATAACTTCTTATAGACTTCACTGTTTCTCGTCGAGTTAACTATCTGATCCATCGAGAACATGATGAGTATGACGTATCTGGAGAAGTGCTTAGCTTCCATCCCGGGTCCCATCTCATATGCGAATGTGAGATATGTGTTTAAGAGTTGTCTAATTTTAGCATCTCTAGTGGATCCGGAATTTCTTTGAAGCTTGACCCCTGTCTGAACTTTCTTGCCATTGTTTAATCGCCTGTGAAGACTTTGGTTTGAAGTTTCACGTTTGTTGACAATCCTAGCTTTTGGCTTTGGGTCTGGGGTTAGGGCACTTTTGTTCCTGAGTGTGGACACCGCCTGTAGTGGGGTTCGAGTGGCTTTCTGCTTTGATTTTGCATCCTGAATCCTTTTATCAGCAGTGGCAAGAGTGGGTGAAATGGCCGTTGACATGTCTATTATTAGCTACTATAAAATTTCTCAGGACATTATAAGAAAAATGCCTCCGAAGAAACGAGGACTGACAAATGAGAATGACAATAAACCCCTGTCACAACTACAAAGGAGAGTTACACGCGCCGCTGCCACTGAAAAAAAGAAAGCTGCTACTAAGATCCAGACCAGGTTTAGAGGTATGAAAGCCCGTAAAAATCTTGGCGTAACTACATTCAATGGAAATCGGTTCTACAATGCCATTGAAATCCCCAAACTTACACAGAATCAGGTCAATGCGTTAAATTTCACCCCACTTGTGAAGGAAAATTTCAGCAAAGAGGTTGACAAAAATCTGAAGGGGCAGCTGAAACGTAATGGTAATATATTCTTCAACGCCAGTAACCGGGCGTTTCCTGTCAACAACTCTGTAAAACTCGCCATGAAACGGGACAATGCCACTGCACTGATTAAAGAGCGGATTGCTGTCACAAGAAGAATGTTTCCCAGTGTTGATATGGACAAATTAACAAAGGAGACCAGGAAGGTTGCACGAACTATTGCGAAGTTTGTAAAGTCTGGTAACTTTCTCAAAGCTTTACAAACCCTGGGGTCTCTATTTGCAATTGTTTATATGTTCCAAAAGAATCCTCGAGCGGCTGATAACACATTCAACATACTATTGAAACAACCTTTCTTAAGACCCATCGGAAGGACCATACCATCTGAGGGGTGGAACTCTAAGATCAAGGTCATGCTAACAAAATATTTTTCTTATTTTTCTGCTTCTCCTACATATTCTCAAGGAATATATGAATCATTCCTATCGACTATACCCGGAAACGCGTATGATCGTTCGGTAGCAGGTTTAGCTACACAATACCTGGCCATGGTTTTACTTTCCCTAATCGCTATATTGCCTTATGAGAAGTATACCAAATTTTCCAAGCGGATGCTTGATCATATTTTTAAGGTGTTGAATCGCGTGTTCCCACTTGTAAGCGCAATTTTAGTCGATGTCATGGTAGAACGAGGGGACACTGCACAGTTCAGGTCCCGAAAGATTATTCAGGGGGCGCTTTCAGCCGCACCACTTGTTGCAACAGCACTCAGACGCTAGTCAAAATTTACGATACAGTCAAACTCTGTGCAATTTAAGACACCGAGTAGATCATATACCCTCTCCCCATCGATGATTTCCTCATCGATGAGTAGATTCTTTAAGCGTTCCAGTTCGTCACGCCTCGTTTCGAGAAGGTTTTTAGTGCCTTCATAGCAGCGACGAACAATTCCGTCAATCTCCGCATCTATTTTCATCGCAGCCTCTGGGGAAAGGTTGCGATAATCAAAGTTATTCTGTCCAAATCCATATACAGTCACCATTTCACGGGCGATTTGATATACCATGGCATAGTCAGACGATGCACCAGTAGTGATAGAGGTGGGTCCATAAATGATTTCCTCCGCTACCCGACCCCCTAGAGCCACCATAATCTGAGAGTAAAGATATTTTTTAGTGTAGAATGGTGAATCGGCGTTATCCTCGGTAGGTTGGAAAAAGGTCACACCACCTGCGGCACCTCTGGGCATGATAGACACCTTACGAACACGGTCATAGTCTGGAACAAGTGCACCAATGATGGCATGCCCCGCCTCGTGATAGGCGACGAGTTCCTTTTTACGCATGGAATATTTGACGTCACCCTTCGCACCGACAACTATGCGTTGATACACATTCTCGGCAATATCCTTCGTGATCGTTCCATCCCCATCTTTGACAGCTCGGATGGCACACTCATTGAGAAGGTTGGCAAGATCAGCCCCGGAGAACCCAGTTGTCTGCTTCGCGATGTCCTTGAGGCGAACGTCAGGTGCGAGCTTTTTATCGCGTGCGTGAACTCCTAAGATCTTGAGACGCCCTTTGACACTGGGGAGGGACACTTGAATCTTACGATCGAAACGTCCGGGGCGGAGAAGAGCTTCATCGAGAATATCAATCCTGTTGGTTGCGGCGATGACTACGATACCAGTCTCGTTATCAAAACCATCCATCTCTGTCAAAAGCTGGTTGATGGTCTGTTCGCGCTCATCATTACCAGGGGTGCTACCACCACCCCGCTTCTTACCAACGGCGTCAATTTCATCGATGAAAATGATACAGGGCTGGTTATTACGCGCCTGCTCAAAGAGCTCTCGAACACGCTTGGCTCCCACCCCAACAAACATCTCGATAAAGTTTGCGGCTGAGCACTGGATGAAGGGAACACTAGACTCGCCAGCAATGGCACGCGCGAGAAGCGTCTTACCAGTTCCAGGCTCTCCCGCGAGTAGCGCACCTCTCGGGATACGCGCACCACTACCAAAATATTTCTCAGGGCTTTTGAGAAAATCGACAATTTCTTCCAACTCATCTTTGGCGGAATCTATACCCTCGACATCCTTGAAACGTGTGGTGACCTCCTGTTCCATGTTAAATTCAGTCGAGCGCATAAATGGGTTCGGCATGCCCATTCCACCTTCACTCCTGGAACCAAAGAGAGTCCGTGCGAGTGTGAATACGTACGCGATGAAGAAGAAAAGAATGACGTTTTCAGTAATAGAAGCGGGTTGTGTATTGTCGACAATCACCTCGGCGTCACTCTCCATGAGAACCTTCCACAACTGTTCATTTTGAGCAATCTGAACATCACCGTAATCACCATTCTCTTCTTGGAACGCCGCGATATTTTTGTTGGGTCGTATGA